AAGCCCGTCATTGCGTTCTGCAAGCCCGTATTTGTTGACCCGTTAAACATTAGGGTAAATGGCTGGATAAACCCAGAATCAGCGGAGAGAAGATAAGTGGCAACAGTTAAAGAAGCTATCCTTAGACTTGAGGCGCACGAGAAAGAGTGTAGCCTCCGGTACGAGAATATTGAAAACCGCCTTGAGTCCGGCACCAAACGGTTTGACCGCTTAGAAATGATGCTGTGGAGTATGTACCCGTTTATCTTGAGCGTCATAGCTTTATTCAAGTGGATGCCCCAGTGAAGAAGCCACCTGCCATTGACGCTTTTCTGTGGATTATGATTTGCCTATTATTGTTTGTCTTCGCAATAAAGTTGTGGATTGTATGACACCCAAGAAGCTAGAGCCATCCAGCAAGTACGCGAAGTACGATTTAGACGGCGACGGCACGGTTACTGACGAAGAGCTTGAACGTCATCAGCAGTTAGTAGAGCTTGAACTGCGAGAGGAGAAAGCTGACAGCCAGAAGCATATGGCGTGGGTAGCGATGGCAAGCATGGTGCTGTTTTCAGTGTTTCTTATGTTGCCCATCATGCCAGACAGCAGGGTTAACGCCCTGAGCGATCTGTTAGGATTGTTTTACATTGCCCAAGCCAGCGTGTGTGGAGCGTATTTCGGAGCCACGGCCTATATGAGCAGGAAGTGATTTATGTTGGCAGAGGTGCAAGCCGCCAATGCCGCGTTTAATACGATTAAGTCTGCTTTAAAAAATGGGCGAGAGTTGTATGATGTTAGCGATAGTTGTGCCACTTATTTTAACTCAAAGTCGGTCATATCGAGGCGGGCAAACAAGAAGCGTAAGGGTAGTTATCTTGAAAACTTTATGCAACTTGAGCGTTTAAAAAAACAAGAAGAGTGGATACGCGAGTGGATGATTTACGCAGGAAGACCGGGCCTTTATGACGATTGGCTGAAGTTTCAAAGCGAGTGTAAGCGGATGAGAGCGGCGGAAGAAAGACGGCGTAGAGATGAAGCAAATAGCATTGAGGTTTTGGCGGAGAAGTGGCTGAAATGGATGGGTGCTGGTATAACAAGTGTAGGCTCCATACTGGTAACTGTTATGGAAGTTCTTAACACGGCGTAGGGGGCAAATATGTTGCAGTCTCTGGTTGGCCCAGTTGTGGGTTTGTTAGATAAGTTTATTGAAGACAAAGACGCTAAGAATGCTCTGGCGCATGAGATCAATACGATGGCTACTCGCCACGCGCAGGAACTTGCAAAAGGGCAACTGGAAGTTAACAAAGTTGAGGCCGCAAGTAGTAGTATGTTTGTAGCCGGTTGGCGACCCGCAGTTGGTTGGGTGTGCGTACTCGGTATGGCATCAAACTTTATTGTGATACCTATGGCAAACTTTGGCCTTGCATTAGCTGAGTCGGGCATTGTGATACCCTTGATCGAGACATCTACAATGATGCCGGTGTTGATGGGTATGCTTGGGTTAGGAGCTATGAGGTCTGTCGAGAAAGTACAGAGAGTGAGCAGAGAAAAATGATCTTACCTTTCCCTATGCCGCAAATTGATGATGAAGAACGTCTTCGTGTCTTAATGTTAAAGCAAAAAACAGAGATAGAAGCGCAACGTATTATAATTGAGCAGTTAAAAGAACGAGTTGATAAGCTAAATGAAGACTAGTGGCGAGGGCATAGCCCTTATTAAAAAATTTGAGGGCTGTAGGTTAGATGCGTATCAGTGTAGTGCGGGAGTATGGACAATCGGTTTTGGAACAACTAAGGGAGTTAAGGAAGGAGCTACCTGTACGCAAGACGAGGCTGAGACTTCACTTGCAGACGACTTATTTAAATTTGAAAAAATTGTACACAAACAAGTCAATGTACCTCTTCAACAGCATGAGTTCGATGCGCTCGTATCTTGGGTGTACAATCTTGGTGGAGGTAACCTTGCTGAATCTACTTTGCTGGTTCGTATCAACGACGATACTGATAGCAGCCGTGCTGATATACCCCACCAGATAAAACGTTGGAACAGGGCTGGAGGTAAGGTGTTAGACGGGTTAGTTAGACGTAGAGAAGCAGAAGCATTACTATGGCAGAACAAAGACTGGACTAAAGTGTAGGTGAGCTATGCCGCTACAAAAATTAGCCTTAAAACCCGGAGTTAACCGCGAGAATACACGGTATACGAGTGAGGGTGGATGGTACGAAAGTGATAAGGTGCGGTTCCGTCAAGGTATGCCTGAGAAGATTGGTGGGTGGGAGCGTATATCTTCTAACACTTTTCTAGGTATATGTCGGTCACTTCATTCGTGGGTGACTTTAGTTAACTTAACTATAACCAGTGTAGGGACACACCTTAAATATTACTTAGAGGATGGTGGGGCGTATTACGATATTACGCCTATACGCGCTACTGTCACGCTTACAAACCCGTTTACTACTGTTAGTGGTTCTGCGACTGTTACCGTTACTGATGCTAATGGAGGGTATAGTAACGGTGACTTTGTTACTTTTAGTGACGCTTCTGCGGCAGGGGGGCTTACACTTAACGGTGAGTTTCAGATAACTTACGCTACCGGAAATACGTACACTATTACAGCAGCTTCAACTGCTAGCTCGTCTGCTACAGGTGGCGGTACGGTCACGGCTGTATACCAAATTAATACGGGAGTATCATTAGAATCCCCCTTAGTAGGTTGGAGTGCCGGTACATGGGGAGAAGGTACGTGGGGTAACGGGGGAGCTAGTACAGAAAGCCTTCGTATATGGAGCCAAGGTAATTTTGGAGAAGACTTAATACTTGGGTTTAGGGGCAGTCCTTTGTACTTCTGGGACGCTTCTGACGATACTCCTCTAGGAAACCCCGCTACGTTACTTAGCGCAGAGGCTGGTGCATCTAATGTACCTACAGCACAGAACATAATACTCGTATCAGATATTAACAGGTTTGTGTTTTGCTTCGGTGCTAATACGTTAGGAACTACTACACAAGACCCTATGCTTATTAGATGGTCTGACCAAGAAGATGCTACTAACTGGACACCTACGGCAACAACACAGGCAGGTGATCTTAGGCTGTCTCGTGGCTCTGAGATAATTGCAGCCGAACAAACTAGACAAGAACTGTTAGTGTGGACTGATTTCTCTGTGTACTCGTTACAGTATGTTGGCGCACCTGTTGTATGGGCAGCGCAGCTTGTAGGCGAGAACGCATCTATTATGTCTCAGAACAGCGTAGCTGTTGCCGATAACGTGGCTTACTGGTTCGGTAAAGACAAGTTCTACATGTATGATGGCGGTGTAAAAGTACTGCCTTGTAACGTAAAGCGGTACATATTTGACGACATAAACCGTGACAACATACAGCAGATATTCGGTAGTACTAACGAAGGGTTTGACGAGATATGGTGGTTCTACCCCTCTGCTAGTAGCAACACAAACGATAGGTACGTTGTATACAACTACGTGCAACAGATATGGTACTACGGTACGCTATCACGTACAGCGTGGTTAGACTCTGGTATACGAGATTTTCCTCTAGCGGCTACTAACAACAATAACTTAGTACAACACGAAGTAGGGTTAGACGATGCCGAAACTGGCACCACAGCGGCTATAACAGCCTCTATTACGTCTGCACAGTTTGACCTAGATGATGGGCATAAGTTTATGTTAGTGTCGCGTATGATCCCTGACGTGACTTTTGATGGGTCTACGGCTGACTCTCCTGTTGTTAGTATGTCTCTATCTGCGTTGCAGAACTCAGGCTCTGGGTTTAACGACCCGTTATCGGAGAGTGGTAATAGTGGCGGGTCAGTAACTAGGACAGCTACATCTCCTGTTGAGAAGTTTACAGAACAGATATTCTTGCGTGTGCGAGGTAGGCAGGTTAGCTTTAAGGTAGAGTCTACAGCACAGGGAGTAACGTGGCAGTTAGGTTCACCTCGCATAGATATGCGGCCTGATGGGAGAAGATAATGTCTGTAGACTTTACGAATTACGGGGTAGAGTTTGTTGCTCCACTACTGCCTAGTCCTCCTGACGAGTACTCTAAAATAGCTTTTGAGAAGTTTAACAACTCCCTACGTCTGTACTTTAATCAACTAGACCAAGCCTTGAGGAATGATACACTTGTCCTTCAGGCTGAAGCTAATACTTGGTTTATGAGCTAATGGCTAATACATACGTAAATGCAAAGGTTGATCTAACCGGAACGGGTGTAACTACACTGTATACCTGTGCAGCGTTAACTACCGGCATCGTCAAGTCTATATTGGTATCAGAAGACTCTGGTAACGCAGACACTGTTACCGTAACCCTAACTAATGCTGCTGGTGCAGTGTTTAGCTTGTTTAAGGTTAAAGCCGTTGGTGCTAATGGTACAGTAGAACTACTGACCGCCCCGTTGGTAGTACAGACAGGCGAGATAATAAAAGTAACCGCTGCTACTGCCAATAGACTGCACGTCGTAGCTAGCATACTTGAGATTACATAATGAAAGTAATAGATAGTAAGCAACGAAAGGCTTCTCAGCAAGAAGTCATATTTACTTTTATGGAAAATGTAGGTACTGGAAAAGTTCCTATTGACGCGGCTGGGTATGCTATTGCTGCCGAAA